GAATGACGGGACCGGTGACCCACTACGCACTGCATTTGAGAAGATTAATAATAACTTCAGTAACTTGTTCTATGTCGGAACTGTCACATCTAGCACGTACAGTATTGGACTAACACCTAATCAAGTTGTATTTGAAACTCCGGCTAATATGTTTTCACAAGCAAGTTTCCAAATTAGATCCAGTGATACGGGAACACCCGATAGTCAAGATATAACTATTACTGCACAGATATCAAATGATAGTTCCAATGTAAAATACACAGGATACGGTACTACATTCTTTGGTAATGCATTGACACGCTACAACATGGATGTGTTTGATGGTAATGTTCGTCTAATGGTTAATCCTATTGTAGACCAAGTGTTACTACACTTTATTTCAGCACAGATAACTTTCATTGGTGATACCGAAAACGGATTAAATATTGCATTAGATGGATATACTGATTCAGTAATGGATACCGAAGATGAATTTGAAATAACCACTGAAGCAAGTTAACATGAGAGCTAAAGAATTTATAACCGAGCAAAAGCTACAGGACGTGCATGATGGATTAGATGTAGTAGATAAGTCACTTCCTAATACTTATATTATACCTTCATTACAAAATCAAGACTTTTATGAGTTGTATAGATTTGGTGTAGCAATTGCAGCCGTAAGAGGTGAGAGTGGGATAAAAGATGGGGTTCATAACGGCAATGAACCTGAGTTCAGAGCGGCTAGTACTTGGGGTGAACATCAAATTGTTAGTTCAATGGATTCTGGTGTAGGTGAATTAATTGATAAAGCATTGGCTAAGATAGGTAAGTCTGGTAAAAAATCAGTCAGTACCCCTGGAAGTGATGAGATGGATGACACATTAACACAATCACCAATAAAAGGCTTTAAGGGATATAAACGATGAGAGCAAATGAATTTATATCCGAATCCAAAGTTGGCAAAATAACTAAACATCAACAACAATCTACCCGCGGTTTAAATATTTTTTCAAAGAAAATAGACAGCTATGATAGACAATATGATTTAAATCGTTTAATGATGGCTGTAGCAAGTAGTGATGGAATAAATCCAATCAACATGCCTGCTGAAAGTTGGGTAGGTAAACACAACACTGCACATCCTTACACTAAAGAAGAACAAGATATGCTTAAGTTAGCATATAAAGCCGCCGGTTTAGAATATATAGATTTAAACAAAGGTGATTTGGATAGTGAAGAATTACCCGATACAAATGCTCAAAGCATAGTTAAACCTTTCAAGGGTTACAAAAGAAAATAATTTCACTGTCAGTTTTGAGAATAAGTAATTATATCAAATTACAGGAATCTCAATGATTGACATTAACAACACCCTCGACTTACTCAAGTTAAAATTCTACAACGAATGGTTGTACACAGCACATATCTATGATGAGGGCGTTAGTCCGATGCATGAAAATCTCACCAAAGAGGTTATTACAAAATACATAGATCCGCTAAATTTACCCAAAGATGCTAAAATCTTAGATTTAGGTTGTGGCCCTGGTTACTTCCTAGATGGAATGAAAGAGCGTGAATACACGAATGTTACCGGAGTTACATTAAGTCCTGGCGACATTCAAATCTGTGAAAGTAAGGGTCATAAAATTGCAAAATATGATTTGAGTTTTATTCCACAACAAGACGGATATTTTGATGAAAGCGTAGACTTCATTTTCTTACGTCACGCATTAGAACATAGCCCATATCCTATCTTTAGTTTGATGGAATACAATCGTCTATTGAAACAAGGCGGCAAACTTTACATTGAAGTTCCTGCTCCCGACTGTGACCGTAAACACGAATGGAATTTGAATCACTATAGTATTTTTGGCGAGCAACAATTAGCCGCATTAATCACACGTTGTGGCTTTAATATTGATGTGTTCAATAACTTAGCTTTTGATATTCAAGGTAAAAATGAGCAAGGTGAGGAATATACAGCAAAAGAGAAGTTCTACTGTATTATGGTCACCAAAGCAAGACCGTTAGACATTAAATAATGTTTGATGAATCGTTTTTTTATTAATTACTGCGTTGGTAGTAGGGGTGATTTTTTAACTAATTGCTTACGTGATGTAGAATATGATTGGGAGTTATTAGTCGATTTAGAAAATACTCCCAAAATGCCTCCACCATTATCATACTGTGTAAAAACTCACGGAGATATTAAAGATATCTTCACTGAGATTGAAGATTTTCCTAAAAGTTATGATTCTTGGAGAGATTTATTTGACACTGTTAACTCATTTAATTTAATAAAACTTAAAATAGTAGCTACCTCTATAGAAGAATGCATAGATACTGTGTGGTTTGCATATAGCAAAACTCTTTTAAACAATAATAGATTCAGTGTTAAATTATCTCCAAATGAAATTCCCACACCTACTGTAGAATACATATATGAAAATATGGATACTATTATAGGTAGTGCGTTTTTTGAAGTTGCATCAGTACAAGAACTTGACAAAGATGTTCAACACGAATATGATTATATTATAAAATTCAAAGACCTATTTGACGTTGAATACATCAAAGATTTGTATAAAAAAATTAATGGTAGGGATATGGATTATGCACGTAGTAAAGCAATAGAGAAGAATATTGAAATGCAGTATAGACTTAGTAAATCAGAGTTTTATCCTATGTTCAAAGATAAACTTTCTATAATACATACTTTGTTTTAAACTAAATACTCTTTATGAGTAATGCACCATCACTAGTAAAGAATCCCTATACTAAAACAGTTTTCAAAACTGATAAAGAACTACAGGATTTTATTAAATGCTGTGACCCAGATACAGGTTATCTATATTTTATGGATAACTTCTTTATGATACAACACCCTACTAAAGGGAGTATGGTCTATCATCCTTGGGCTTATCAAAAACGATTGATTGAAACATATCACAACTATCGTTACTCTATTAGCTTAATGCCTCGGCAGTCAGGTAAATCAACGTCAGCCGCAGGATATCTACTCTGGTACGCTATGTTTGTTCCTGACAGTACGATTCTAGTTGCGGCACACAAGTATACTGGTGCACAAGAGATTATGCAACGTATTCGTTATGCATATGAAAACTGCCCCGATTATATTAAAGCAGGGGTGACAACATACAACAAAGGTTCATTAGACTTTGAGAACGGATCTCGTATAGTTTCAGCTACTACAACTGAAAATACAGGTCGTGGTATGTCTATTACACTATTATACTTGGACGAGTTTGCATTCGTTAGACCAAGCATCGCTAAAGAATTTTGGACAGCTATCACCCCAACACTATCAACTGGTGGTAAAGCAATTATTACAAGTACTCCAAATAGTGATGAGGATCAGTTTGCCTTCATTTGGAAAGGTGCTAACAAAACAGAAGATGATTTTGGCAACACTACTGAAGTAGGAATTAATGGATTCAGAGCATACAGAGCGCATTGGAGCGAACAACCCGGCAGAGATGATAAGTGGGCAGCCGAAATGAAATCACAGCTTGGTGAGGATCGTTTTAACCGAGAGATTGGTTGCGAATTTATTATTGCAGACGAAACACTTATTAATCCAAATACATTGATAGCTATGGAGGGCATCGAACCTGTTAGTCGTATTGGACAAGTTCGTTGGTATGACACTCCTACCAAAGGTAATATTTATTGTGTAGGGTTAGATCCAAGTTTGGGTACAGGTGGTGACCCGGCTGCTATTCAAATCTTTGAAGCAAATACTACTAAACAGATCGGTGAATGGAAGCACAATAAAACCGACATTCCAAGTCAAATCAAATTATTGTCTCAGATTAACAAGTACATAGCAGAATGCACCGGAGAACCTAACAACATCTATTACAGCATTGAATGTAATGGTATCGGAGAAGCCGCCATTGTCTCATTAAATGAATATGGTGAATCAGGTATCCCGGGTATCTTTATCAGTGAAACAGGCAAAGGTCGTAGAGGGTTTAATACAACTAACAAGAGCAAATTGGCAAGCTGTGCTAAGTTCAAAACACTAGTTGAAAGTAAGAAAATGACCATAAATAGTCGTAGTCTTATCAGTGAATTAAAAGCATTTGTAGCACACGGTGGTAGTTATGCGGCTAAAATTGGTGATACAGACGATTTGATTATGGCAAGTTTATTGGTAACACGTATGTTACAGCAATTAAGTGATTATCATTTTGATTTAGAAAATCGGATACGTGACCACGATGAATTTGTCGCTCCTTTACCGTTCTTTGCGGTGATGAGCTAAGACAAAAAAGATAAATACTATTATGCCAAAAAACACAGAATCATTAAACCGCACATTATTTGAACTATTGCATAGCAAAGGTCTAGATCCTACTATGTTAAGTACTTCAGGTAAGGAAATTCCTACCCCTGAGGAAGCAGAAGTGTTCCAATTCAACTTTGTCAAAGACGGAGAAGACTATGGAACAGTCACTATTTCTATTGACGGTTTACATAAATTAACTGTTTACTTTAGTGATGAGGTTGCTAATAGTGAAAAAGAAGAATCAGAATCAGATGATGTATCTTGGTACCAATTATTAAATCAATTGAAAAGATTTTCACAAAAATATCAATTGAGTTTTGAATTACGTAATGTAAGCAACTTAAAGCACGACATGGCAAAGAGGGAATATATGAAGAAAAAAGAATCAATCGCAGAAGGTTACTACCCAATGGGTAAAAAAGCAAGTTACAGTGATGCTGTACCTAGCGTAAAGATTGTGTTACAACATAGTCGTCAAATTGAAGAAGGCGAACAACGTTATCGTAATGTTGAACGAATCTTCCTAGAAAATGAACAAGGTGAAAGATTCCTAGCACCTACAATTCGTCCTGGCATTGCACGTGTATATGCTAGACACATTGCAGAAGGTGGTATGCCACATGATGATCGTTGGAATCACATTGGTAGCTTGTGCGAAGAATATTCAAAGATGGCAGGATTCGTTCGTGCTACTCGCAATGGCCAATTTACAGAGTCAACACAGAAATTGATTGCTGAAGGTATTAATCATTATCAAGCATTGCGTGAGAGTTTAGGTAGACTAGCCGGTCATCGTGGTTACAATGCATACTTTGAAAGTTGGACTCCTCCATTAATGGAAGATGAAAGTGACATGAGCAACATCAACGAATTGTTTGTACAAGAAACAGTTGATCCACGCATTGAGAATGTAATGCCAATCTTATCTAAACTACAGAAGAAGATTAGTGAAATGTCAGAAGTCAATGAATTAAGTGAATGGGCAGATAAGTTAATTGAAGGCGATGAAGATATTGA